GCACTTCGCGCCATTGGCAATTATGCCATGAACAGCATGGCACCCATGTCCCGGCTCGCTATTATGGGCTGACGGATGAGGGGGCGCGAATTTCGGAAGTTTCTTGAAAAATACCATCGCCGCCTAAATGGCGGAGGTACCCGAGGCCTTACGCCAGGTCCACCCCCCAACCCAGTTACTGGGGTGTTCGATGTGTTAAAAATCTTGAAATCTATGGTGTTCGCCGAGGGCGCAGTCTTAACAGGACTGAGCTCCCTGGCCGTTGACGCCCTGACAGCTGGAGCAGCTGTCATTGGCACTTTGTTCGCCACGATCATTGGGTCCACGTCGTCCCCCGTGGATTCTTTGTATGCGCGATTTGCCTTTCTTTCGTCCATCTCGGTTTCTTCCACCGATGGTTGGACACAACTTACTGGGGGAGCGACTAAGATAATTGTTGATACACTACTAGTTACCAACTTACTCTTTACCGGTGCCATTAATTACACTTCAATTGGAGTCGGCACTGGGGTCTGGACGGCTCCCTCTAACACTTCGCCATCGAACCTTAATTTGACTACTACAGGTTCTTTGACTACTGGTGCTTTGTCCGCTGGTGTCACCAATGTCGGAAGCCTTGTCTCCGACACTACGGTCAGTGCGGTCACTGCCACCCTTACTAATGCTACTATTGCAAACACACTGTCTGCTGGCACAACCACATTGGGTTCAACCACTGCTAGTAGTGTCACTGCAACAAACGTCACAGTTTCCAATAATTCAACAAACCGGTATTTGCGGGTTTCGAACACCCTCAACTCTTTCTTCGGCACGCTTCTTGAGGCTGTTTACTTCACTTCACCATATTCTGGTAATTGGTACCAGATCGGTTCGACCTTTTCAAACGCATCCGGCAGTGATTACAATTTGTATTACCCTGCCCAATGTAAGTGGGTCGCAACGCGAGGTACGAACAATTCCTCAGGTAGTTCAATCTCCGGGATCTTTAATGGTCAACCATTTTTGACGTGTTGCACCAATCGGCTCACTGAGGGCCTTGCCAACTCTTTCCCTGGAGCTATGAGTTTGAGTACTGGTTATTTTACCGCCCCTTTTGCCGGGAATTATATGGTTTTCTTGACAATATACTCTACGCCTGGTTCTAATGCGACATGGAATCTACGGAACTCCAATCCGTCTTGTTTTAACGCTTCAGATCAATGCCTTTGGTACGCCGGGTCAGTCACTTACGAGGTTGTCACCGTTTCTTCGTTGCAAACTCTTCGTGCAAATGACACATTGTTTGTGTACCAATCCGGATCCGGGCCATTGACAATGTTCTTTTCCACACAGTATTCACGCATTGAGATTGTTAGGATGTAAAACTTATTTCGAGGCGAGTGGTCCCTCTTTAATATTGACCATTTTTGCGGTTCGAGGCCGCGATCGTCGTAAACGACTTCTGAAATGAGTTTAAACTATACCAAGCATTATATACCGAAATCCTTTTGGTGGTTCCACGGTTAAAATATGGACCCTCCAGTGTGCTGGAGACAATGAGCACGGCCTTTTGGCCACCCCATCAGACAGGGGACATTTCAAACATGAAGAAGTCCGGATTGCTTAGACCAGAACCCGTGGTGAAAGGGTACTCGTCAGCGAGGGGTGGGAAGTTCTACTGGTTGTTGGATGACGTGGCGCATCTTGTTCTAGGGGATTCAATGCAGACACATGTGGCTGGTAGCCATAAGACCATGTGTGTAGGCGTTGATAGAACCTGGGGTGTTGATGATAGCTGCCGAGATACGACTGGGCTTATCCCATCTGTTAGGAGTGTTGGGTCCCAAGCATTAGACGCCAGATACCACACAATTCTAGATTTTGTTGTTAGCTCATATTTGTTGCTTGGTGGAGCTTACGAGCTTGTTTGTTTTTGGTTGCGGTTTCGCGCCTTTATTCGTCTGCATCGATACGAGTTTACGTGTTTGTTTGGAATTGTAGCATGTTTTGTTCTTGTCGCATCGTTGTCTGGTTCACACGGAGAGTGGACTTGTTCTGATGATGTACGCGGCACTGAGCTAGCATTTGCTGCCATTTTCATTTGTATGTTCGTTTTATTCGTCATCTTTGTTTTTCACCTTTTTATGTGCGTTTTTGCCTTTTTCCTGTTTAGATTAGCACACGCACTAGACTTCGTTTTCGAGGTTTTAAGACGCCATCGTGAGGCGCCCCCGTTAGTCCGTAGGGGTTTCGGAAATCTGCCACAGTTCTTATTGATTGTTTGTTGTTTTACATTCGTTTCATCTTTGTCCGGTACACATGGCGAATGGACAAACGGTGACGACTTCGATCATCAAGGGCAGGCAGAAGGTGTTCACCGGCAATTGCGGGAGATGGTGCCTGAACGTCGGAACAATGGGATTGATGCAGCTCTTGCACAATTTGACGTTCCAGTCGGGCACCAGGTACACCAGCGTGCCCACCCTCCGGGTGGCCGCGGGCGCCGTCCCGCACATGCTCAAGCGCAGATAATTGAACCTGCCGCCGCTGCACAATTGGAAGAGCAGCGTAGAGAGGCAGTGCGACTTGATGCCGAGCGCCGTGAGGCTGACCGTGTGCGGACACGTGACGAGAAGATTGCTATGTGGCTTTCCACCCATCAGGGGGTAGTTTACGTTAATCAACGCCAACCTTTTTCCCAGTTTTGGCAGAATGCCAGATTTTGGGGATGGCATCTTCTCGTTTTGTGTTTTGCTTCGTTCGTATTGTCAACGCCAGGCTTTGTTGCCGCAGTGATGTGGCTCAGCTACAAAGTTTGGGCGTTTTGGCTTCCCGACGCACGGCAGCGCACGTTCGGCCGCCCAATTTATGGATATGACACCACCTCCCGATTGGGTAAAACGTACCATTACCTTGGTTACCGTGCCAATTACAGCACGCCCGTATACACGTACATACACACCCGGATGCACGCTAAGGTTGCCGGAACTATTTCGGCACCAAGCAATTTGCCGGGCACGTTGTTGGGATGGGCCAATCGGGAGTTTTCAAAATGTGATGACTTGGACGTCACATTGGATCAGGAGGTTTTGTGGCACACAGCTGTATCTGTTTACCAGATCATGCTTGCCCAGAAGGACCGTATGCGATATATTCATGGAGGCAACACGACCACCATGGATGTCGCAAACGGATCCTTCTCCTGACTGAACCGTTTGCGCGGCGGGAATTGTATCATCCCAGTTGGTCCCTGCCGCGCTTTCGCCACCACCAACACTGCGGAGAAAGAATATCAGTTCAATAGCCGATTCACACCTTCTGAAAAGGAGTTTCGTGATGGTATCTTTCATGGTGGTGACACCGGCTTTTCGCCAGGGAATGATCCCTGTAAAGAATTCATGTATGTCTTTGGCCCGTCATTTGGGCATTCGGGCGTTTATAACGCATGTGACGCCCATGGTTACAATCAAGCTCTTCGTCGCCTCACCGGTATTCGCAAGCCAGGTGAGTACCAAGATGGTGTCCTTTTGCACGACCTCTTGATTGCAAATCAGCGGACTGTCATAGATTATTGCCCCTTGATTACCGAGTATGTGAAGCTCATTGAATCGCGTATTAATTATGGGCTCACTGACATGCATGAACGCGAGACTTTGTGGGCAAGCACACCCATGCCGAAGCGCGCATTGCGCCAATCCTGTCAGCAGAACATTGATGACGAGGGGAGGCGCTTGGAATATTTGCGCGTACATACGGTTAAAGCAGCATTTAAGCGTGGAGAAATATTACCACCAGATAAGTACCCACGCATGATAGTGGATTTAGGCGCTGAATCATCATCAGCTGCCGCGCCACTTATCGAACCTATAAAAACTGCCATGGCTGAATCCACACATATCGGGTGCTTGGATCTCAGGTTCGTTGCTTCTCCAGTTCAGCACGAGCTGGACGAAGCCTTCAGAGCAGTCCTTAATAACCCAGGGTTGGTTCATCGCTTTTTTAGTGACGATTCAATCCTCGGTGCTGATTGCTCTGATGGACGTTTGCTTTGCAACGTCGACATCAGTTCCGCAGATGCCTCGTACTATGAG